CTAAAACGGGTCTATTTACACTACATTAATACTGGTTATCCATACAGTATTGCATCACATTTCGCACAGATCCAGCCATCAAAATACTTACCACTAAAAACGGTAGAAATGTAATTATCGATCATTTTAATTTGATCAATGGTTAAAAATGATCAATTATCAATCAGTTATGACAACTGAGAGATCAACATGAAACTCGAACATTGGGCAATTCCGATCACTTCATTGGACGGTATGTTACTCGGCGTAGAGCTGGAAACCCGTGTACTGATAAACGGTTGCCAGGTACTGATGGGGGCAGGAAAAGAAAGTGAATATATCCGTCACGTGGTCTATCAGAACCAGTTAAGAATGATTCAGGGTAAAGCCGCATGGTTCAAAGAAAAGGGGCTGTTGTGCGTGCTCAGTACTGGCACAGGTACACGCTATGAAGATCTACCATTCATACGGTACATGGCTGCTGAACCACTGCTAACGGACGGTTACGACTTAGTTCGACTAAATAGACGGTTCACTGAAGAACACATAGAGCGGCTGATCTTCCCGGTACTCATCAATAACATCATGCAGTACTGCGACAAGGTGATCGTACAAGTCAGCAGCAATCGAAATCACAGGATTTTACGAGAGTCGGGGGTATGGGCAGTACAGGGAGAGTACAGGCCAATCCGCTTTGAACAATGCGAACAACTTCTATAGGGATATAACAATGAAAATACTAATCGTCATGTTGGTAGTACTGCTCACAGGCTGCGGCAGCGTACATCACTCATTCATGGATAAAGCCTTTGTCGGCAACGTTGATAACAAGGCTACAATAGTACTGTTCGACGCTGGCACACGAAACGGGGTGAAGTACTACCGGCCTCAGTTCCAGAGTGATTGTGGCCGCACCTACAATCCGATTTACCAGGTGGACAATGGCAGTACTACATGCCATATACGAGAGGAAAGAATTAAAAAAATGCATCAATATAGATAATAAACAAAAATCAAAGAGATAGAATTATTAAGTGTATGTGGCATGATGAAAAATTAAATAATATATAATACCCTCATGCTGTTATTGATAAAACAGCATGAGAATATATATTTCAACGTAGCATGGCTAATGTTCTGGAAATTCTTATTATATCCTTCTCAATATCATCTAAAACAGGAGTTGAGTTTCTGCTTCGCTCTGCAATTTCTTGCAAAATATATCTATTTAAATGGTTGTTAACATTTTTAGGGTCAAGGTTTTCTGGTGTGGGAACAACACAGCACTGCCAATAAAAAATCTCATCTTCAAAATGATTTAGCCATTTAGAATGATATTTTTCTTTCGATTTTTTCTTGTTAAGGACATAAATGCTAGCCGCAGCTACCACATCCGCAATTTGTATACCATGCGTGACTTTAGAATCAGAAAGAATCATTGGCTCAGATAGCTTAAATGTGATCGGGATTTTTTTATCATGAAAAGTCTCGAACACAATCTCATCATTGCCTATCATCTCATTGAATGAGTCCTGATGAGTAATTAATGGTTTTGAGCTGTCGCATATAGCTCTCAATGTACCAAACTTACTACTCATATCGCACAGGAGATTATAAAGAGAAGTCGTTGTCAAATCTAATAACCACTTATCAATCCCAGTACCCTCAAGGCCTTCATATTCTTCTTCAATTATAGAGATGTTATTCTTGGCGAAATCATGAATGTCCATCATAATTTCAGAATTTTTAGAACCAACAACTGGTTCGATAAAACTATTAACCAATATTTTACCTCGTGAAAAATCTTCAAATCGCGAATGTAATAGTTCTGAATATTCATCCTTAGCTATTAAAGAAAAATACATTATATTTGAGATGAATAGGTGAAATTTAAGGTTGTAAAAAATTGAGCTTTTAGCTGCTAATACTGGCTCAAAAATATATTCGAAGAATTTTCCTGAGAGGGCATATTTTTTTTCGTTTACAACCACACGCATACGACCACGGAAATGATTAAGTATTTCATCTACGGCTGGTTGAAATCTCTTGCTATTTACGAGAGTGCTACCTTTTAGCTCTTCGGCTGCGATCGAGTACTTGTTTATTATATAATCAACAAACTGTTTACTTTCCTCATCATCAGTCACGACTGCTGCGTAACTAAAAAAAGGCTGATCTTTTGAAAGTAAGTTATTACCAGTGAATCCTGATTCATCGAAATATACATTCTTTACCAATTTGGTCATTCCTTTATGAGCTACAATGTGCATGTGCTATTAATATAACATTGTAATAATGCTAATGTAAAATAGAATGTAAGTATTTTTAAGCAAGCTAATTAAGTTAAATTACTAATTAAGGTACTCCGGCAGCCCAGCTTAGAACGCGAGTTTTCGGCACCGGATTCTTTAAGTTATGTGTGAAGTTTAGATAGCTTCCCGCACCGCACTTAGCAAAGTACAACACCTATTTCATTTAACGCACAATCGCAATGACGGTTTGTCGGACATTCGCATAATTTGAATACTGCATAAGATCCTTTAAGGGTATCGGTTACATACTTGTCCATTTCTTCAACTACAGATGATGAGCAATATAAATGAAAACCAACACAGAAAGAATTTCGCATCGGATACTTACATTCTTGTATAGAGTTGAGTTTCAAATGGTCTGCTTGCAATCCTCTTTTTAAGGCAGATGAACGCTTAGTACATTTCAGCTCAATAAAGATATAGTCTTCAAAAAGGGTATCTTTTTCTCTCATTATTATATCGATTTTTGAGAGCTTGCTTGCAGGGAAATTATTAGGGTCAAGAAAAGCTGTAACTTCACGTTTAACTTCATATTTTCTTTTTTTGTTAAGGAAGTGCTCAAATTCAATTTGTAGCCATTTTTCCCAATCATTAGTTTCATTACTGACGAAGGAATACAGACGCCTCTTTATATCTTCATTCTTTAGGAAGCTATTCAGTAACTTTACCAGCAAAGAAAAATCATTGTTGCGGTCTGACATAGTGATCTCAATAAATAAAAATAAAAAGGATAAAAAGGATGAAGATATCTATTAGGACATTAGCGAAACAATACGGTTACGATGAATCTACAGTACGTACTTGGATTGAGAAAGGTATGCCTACAGATACCGAACAAAACTCAAGAGTATGGATTGTTGAACATGTATTGAAGCCATTGAGAGATACTAATACAAAAGAACAAATCGAACAAGAAAGATTGAAGAAACTATCAGCCGAACGCCAACTGGCAGAACTTGAATTAGCTGAAAAGAACGGTGAAATACTACAAACCTCATACGTAGAGCAAGTACTGACAGAATATCTGTTTCAAGTTAAAACCGCAATGCGTGCGATACCATCCAAAACATACCTAGAGTTATTTGCACAGAATGATGCAAAAGATCTACGAGACATATTAAAAGAAAATATTGATAAGACTTTACTCCAGCTTGGAAGCATGGAATTTGAGTTACCCACGGATGAAGAACTAAATGGACAACAAGAAGAAACTAACGAGGTTATTGAAGAAAGTACTACCGACATTACAACCACCGAAGATACAGAAAACCAGCGAATGGATCAGTAACGGTGTAGTGAAATTTGTTGATGGGCCGAATATGGGGCTTGATTGGCTTCCATTTAGTTTTCAAAAAGAACCGATGGATATAGCTCAGGATAGAAGTACTAAAAAGATAGTACTTCAGTCATGCAGCCAGCTTTTAAAAACGACAGTACTACAATCAATTGCATTTAATCTAATGGCTAATGATCCCTGTAACTTTGCTTTTGGTAGTAGTTCGGAATCTGAAGTGAAGAAGTTCAAAGATGGTAAGTTTTTACCAGCTATTGAAACCAGTTCAGTACTGAAGCCATTAGTAACAGATAAGAATGATAAAAACGCCGCCAATAACTCGAAACAAACACAGATGATCAACGGCACGTTTATCTATTGGCTAAACCTTAATACACCAGGAAACCTACGCGGTATTACAACACGTGTTGTTCTGTTGGATGAAGTCAGTACCTGTGAGATTACTGATGAAGGTAATCCGATTAAACTGGCTGAAGCACGTACCAGTACTTTCGGCAGTGATTCACTAGTAGTTGTATCTTCAACGCCATTGTATAAAGACGATCTAATTAATGCTGAATATAACCTTTCTGATAAGCGACGGTACTTTATTACTCATGCATGCGGTCATGAATATACTTTCGAATGGGAACAAGTAGCATTTGAATTTAAAACATTAGAAAATGGTAGGGCAATACCTGACAGTACTACTACCCGTTTAATTTGTCCTCATTGTAATGAAGAGATTGATGAACATACACGCCACCAAATGATCGACGGTGGTCGATGGATTGCTACTAACAAAGATGGTGAACCGGGTGTAGTAGGGTATCAAATTAGCCGTATGTATTCCCCATTGAATACTATTACTGAAATGGTTTCAAAGTTTGCCGATGCTCTTTATAACTTCAATCTTCAAACTTTCTGGAACAACGAAATGGGGATGCCTTTTGAAGATGAATACCAGAAAGAACTAGATATACTTCAATTAGAATCATTACGAGAAGATGAATTTAACCTTCAAAACATCCCTGAAAGTACTTTAGGCATAACAATAGCTGTAGACCAGCAATTAGACCGCTTAGAAGCAACTGTATTTGGCTTTGATGAGAAGAACATTTATGTGCTCGGTCATGAATTTTTCTATGCCCACGATTGTACAAAGATTGAGGCCACAGCATGGAAGGATTTAGACCAGTTCTGTAGGCAAGATTTCCGTACTGTACAAGGTCGCATAGTACCGACACTTGCCGTATTCGTGGACAGTTCGAACGGGAACGCCACCGATACAGTTAAGAAGTTCACAGCACGTTGGGCTAAGTATCACCCCATCAAGGGGTCAAGTAGCACTACTGGTGATCTCTTCAAGACGAGTACACAGGCTGGCTACCAGCTACAGATCCTAAACGTACATGACCAGAAGAATACGATACGTAAACTTTTAAACCTAATGCTCAGTACTGAAGCGGAGAACGCACCAGTTAAATTACGCTTTAGCAGTACTTTACCGTCAGATTACTTTGAACAACTTTCAGCAGAAGAATTAAAACCTGCTGGTGGAAAATTAGTTTGGCGATTAAAGAAAGGTCAAAAGCGTAATGAGGCTTTAGATTGCCTTGTCTATGGAATGATAGCGATTGTATATGCACAAAGTAAATTAGGTACTCAACCATTCAGGAAGCTACGTGAACATAAAGTACAGGAAAGTACTAAATATAATATAAATAAAGTAGAAGAACCAATAACCAAACCAGAGAAAAAACAGACGCGTAGACGTACTGGTATGGGTTCTAATTGGTTCGGCAAATGATAAGGAAATCAAATGGCACTACTACCAGACAAGATCTATTTGGTATCAAATCCAATGGATCTAACGGTAAAAGTACCCGCTGCTACGATTCTCGTTATTAGTTTTACTTCATCCGGTCAAAGTACATCATTAGATAATCTCAATGGCAGTACTTCAAAAGATTTTACGGTTACATTAGATATAAGTACAGCAAGTGAATTACTTTTCTGTACTCAAATATCTAACGGACAAGCCAGTACATTTACTTCTGAGGTCATTAATCCATTACTTTATACTTCTGAATACGCACAATTGAAACAGATGATCAGTGAAATTGATACGGTAATTGCTAATAAAATTGCAGGTGGTGCTAATTACTCAATCACAATCAATAATAAAACTCTTGTAAGTGAATCACTATCATCACTTGAATCCATGCGTGAACGCTATGTGAAGCGTGCAAACTCACTATTTGTAAAAATGAATGGCGGTACTTTATCCAGTGGCGGCAAACCAATCAAGAGTATTACGGTTTTCAAGCCTAAGCCAGGGAGTACACGCTAATGTTCTGGAATAAAAAAGAAGTCACACAAGAAGCTAAACCTAAGAAACAAAAACAAGAGCGTAGTACTAAACCATCAACACTTAAACGTGATATTCAGGCAGTACGCAACACATCGGTTATGAATTTTGGATTTAATGCTAATTCAGGAAGCAATATCAACTTTCTGATATTTAAAGCACTATCTACCATGCGAGCGTTTTCACGTGATGCAGTACTTAAAAACCCAATTGGGCGAAAGTACATGAACCTTTCCGTGGATGGTGTAGTAGGTTCTGATGGTGTTTATGTGAAACCAGCGGTAGAGATTGACGGCAGCGAAGATGAAATTAACCAGATTAATGAACAATTAGAGAAACTATTTGATCGTTGGGCTTATGATCCAGACCGCTTTAGCGTCGATGGTGCTTTAAGTTTCGAGCTATTCCAACAAAATGTAGAGAAGATTAGGGTACAAGATGGTGAATGCTTTATCAGAATTCATACTATTAACCGTCAAATAAAATTAGAAATCTTAGATACTGCTCGTTTACAGCAATCCAATAACCAACATTTAGCCAATGGTAATTATATCAGTAATGGTATCGAATTTGACCAATGGCACAGACCAGTAAATTACTATTTCTCTAGATTTGATCCCGTTACGTACACGTACAGTACTGGAGATTATGAAGTCATTCCGGCTAATGAAATATGCCACTACTTCATAGCAGACCAGCAAGGGCAGGAACGCGGATTACCCGATTTAGTCGCTACAAGTAAGTTAATTGAAGATCTGAAGAACTTCACAGAGGCTGCATTAACAGCAAAACGTGTAAGTGCTTCCAGTATGGCATTCATTACTAATAATAACGACACTACCAGTACAGATCTGTTAGGTGCTGATGAGCGTGATGAAGTTACACCAGTATACACAGAGTACTTTGAAGCGGGCTTTATTGGTGAATTAGGTGAAGGGCAGGACATTAAAACTGTCACTCCGACGAATGGTGTAGATGGTATCGATCAGTTTACTAATGAACTCATGAATCAAATTAGCATGGGCTTAAACGTAACTAAACAGGCTCTATTATCTGACACATCTAATGCTTCATTCAGTGCTGCACGATTAACAGAAAAACTACAACAAACCACTTTCCGTACTCGAACCAATGTACTTATCAGTAAAGTACTCAAACCAATCTATATAGCTTGGTTAAAGAATGAAATGATTAATAACAGCAAATTGAATCTCAGTTTCTCAGACTTTGATGATCTCATTTGTGCTCGCTACATTCTACAAAAGCCAATTAGTTTAGATCCTGTAAAGGATATACAGGCTGAACTACTTCAATTGGAAGCAGGTATTAAATCTAAAACTCAGGTTATCGCCGAACTTGGTGGTGATCCAGTCAAGGTATTAGCAGAGGTACAGGCAGAAAAGGAAAAAGAAAACCCAAACAAGGAAGTTAACCAGGATGGAAATCAAAAACCAGAAGAGGGAACTAACGATACCCCTACAGGCGATTAATACAGAATCGCGAACTATCGATGTAGCGTTTTGCTCAGAAACACCAGTAGAGCGTGAAATCAATGGTGAAATCTATAATGAAATCCTTCTATGCGGTTCTGATAACGCAGACCTACGCCGTCTTAATCAAAATGGTGCAGTACTCTTTAATCATAATCGTGATGATCTCATTGGTGCTGTTGTATCTGCACATATGGACGCCGACCGTGTAGGACGTGCAACGCTACGTATTAGTACTACCGCTAATGATGAATGGGAAATGATTCAGGAAGGCGTACTAACACATATCAGTATTGGCTATAACATTAATGATTACTACATTTCTGGAAATAATATCTACGTTTCCGATTATGAAATCTATGAAATTAGCTTAGTTACAATACCAGCAGATGCTTCTGTAGGCGTAGGCCGTTCAATGGAATCCGATATTGAAATTGATTCACTAAATAAAGCAGGTGAAACAATTCAAAAGGATCAATTCATGGAAGAAACAAATAACGATAGCGAAATTGAAACGACAGTAGACGCTACCGAACAGGAAGTTAAAGACGAAGTTGAAGAAGTAGTAGAACACGTAGATGAAGTTAAACGCGATCTAAGTGATGAAGAACTTTTAGATATTCTTTCTAAACGTCCTGACTTACTCAACAAAGTACAAGGTGAAGAACCGGAAATTATAAATAGTACTGATGATACTGAACGTGTACGCGAACTAGAAGCACTCGGTAAAGTACTTAATATTGATGTATCGGATGCCATTGGTAAAGGAATTACCGTGACCGATTTCAAACGTCAATTGAATGACATTAAAAACAATCCTAATCATGATAAGGAAATCAAATCGATGGATAAAAATCTATTAAAGGATATGCTACGTGCTATCAAAGCCGGTGATAAAACCTCTCTTGAAGGTTATGAATTCGGTAAGAATGGTTATGTACGTGCTGTAGTACCTTCAACTAATACTACTACGGCTGCTGGTGTAGTCGCAGATGATCTACAAGACCAATATATTCCAGAGCTATTAAAGCTATCTGCTCTTGGTGAACTAAATACTACTGTTTATTCAGGCTTGGCTGGTCGTGGTAATCTTTCTATTCCTAAAGCTAATGGTGTAACTCCGGTATTTAAATTCTATGGCGAAGCAGAAGCACAAGATGATTCTATTGCTAACTTCACTAAAGTTACCCTAACACCAAAAGCATTCGGTGGTGCTATTCCACTAAGTAAAACTGCAATTCTTACTGCTCCAAATATTGAAACATTCGTACAGTCAGAATTAATGCGTTACGCGGCTCAGGGCTTGGAACAAAACGTAATGGATAAAATCGTTGCGGCTGCTCCAGTACTGAACGTTGCTACTGCGGGTTCTATCACTCTTGAAGATGTCCAAAACGCTGTTGCTCAACTGGCACAAGCTAACGTGAATGTTCGAGCTGCGAAAGCCGTGATGAATGCAAAGACTCTTTCTACTTTACGTCAGATTGCCGTACTTGATAACACCGCCGCTAAAGCGATGGTTGAAGGCTATCGTAGTGAAGCTATGTGGTTAGCAGATGAAGTACAGGTAGTTGTTTCTGAATTCGTTGCAGATGGTGAGATCCTAATTGGTGATTTCAGTAATGTAATTATCGCAAATTGGGAAGGACAGGAAGTGGATTTTGACGATACCACTTATCGCTCAAGTAACACTATCGTTTACCGCGTATGGGATTACTCAGATATTGCACTTGCTCATTCTGAAGCATTCGTTAATATCGTTATTGGTGAGTAATAACTATGAGAGCATTTTCTAACGGTCAACAAGATACGTTTCTAAATGCTTTCGGTCAATTAATCCAAACTTCTACGGGAAGTACTTTTACTGGAATTGTAGAAGTACTTCCCGTTTCTATTGAAGCGGCAGGTGGATTTATCGAAAGTACAGAAACATACGTAACAATGAGAAAGGATGATTTAGTTAATACTGATATAGATATCGGTACAGTACTGATCATCGATGGTGTAAACCAAACAATTTATAATATTGAAGATGATCTGTCAGGTATGGTTAATTGCTACTTTCGTACTTCTGCTGGTGCTTCATTTGCAGAGGACTACTAATATGATGTTAGTACAGAAAGTACGCCAGACAATGAAACAACTAATCAACGCAACTAAGAATCTAACAGTATCACGTGATGCAGATGTATTTGAACAGATAGCATTTGATTACTCATTGTCTTCAATTTCTTTTGGAGGGCAGAGACAAGCAGGTAACTTTGCTATTCAGTACTTGATTAGTCCAAAACCAGAATCAGGTAATACTGCACCGTCAATTACTTATGATCAGATTATCAGTACTTTTGATAATGAGAAAGCACGTGCTTTCAAGGATGCTGATTTAATCATTCTCTCTTACTCATATGAACAATCCGATATCGTAACAGACCCTATAACTGGCTCGGTTTCTTTATCATTCACGATAAATATTCAAGTTACGGAGAAAACAAGATAACGCTATAAGGATATAAAATGGCCGACATTTTTTCAGGTAAGGGATTAACTTTACAATATAATACGGACACTGGAAACCGTTCACCACAGGGCATAGGCAATGTTACTATTAATAATGTAACTGAATTTCCTGCTCTAACCATCCAGTCAGAAACAAATAATTTTGAAACCTATGATAATGAGTACAAGACAGTACTACTATCTGATAAATCAGTAGAACCATTTGATATTGTGGTTGCATACTTACCTGATGATCCTACGCACCAATTCTTAGATGAAATGGCTGAATCACAATCTGTATTTCAGGTCATTATTCAGTATCAATTAGATTTAGAAGAAAGTCAGATCACTTATGCCATCGTCAATGGTTACGTTACGGGTACTCAATTATCCGGGGATAAGGATCAGGTAGTTACTAAATCCTATTCTTTTACACCTGCTGATGTAGTTGCCCGTGTAATGACAATGGCTGCACTTCTTCCTGTCTATCAGGGGGATTACGGCGTAGGTGCTAACACTACTGGTATACCGCAGTACGCACCAGTCACACCAACGGGTAACAGCTTTATCAAAATACCGTCAACACAACAGGGTAATCCTGCTGGGGCCGATATGATGGGCATAGGGCTTGTCGACGGTTCGAGCGTTGCTGAATTTGCGATGACAAAAACAGGCACACTAAGCCTATTCGCAAAAAATGCCACCACGGCATGGACTCGTATCTACACGGCTACACAGATGGACGCACGTTATGTTCCTCTCACGCGAACCGTCAACGGTAAAGCACTAACAGCAGACATTACATTAACCAGTACTGACACCGGTTCTGTACCCGTCGAGCGTACCGTTAATGGTCATGAGCTTTCAAGCGATGTAGTACTTACAAAACAAGATATTCAATTAGAAAATGTCACTAATGATGCTCAGTTAAAAGTTATCAGTAATTTAGCCGATATCGCTGATAATGAAATTGCCCGTACTAATCTGGATGTGTATTCGAAAGAACAAATTGATAGCGATATTGATGAGGTTAATAATTCAATTAATACATTAACTACTCATGTTAATACAGATTTGGTTCCTAAAACAATCACAGTAAACGGTCATGCATTATCATCCAATGTGACAGTAACTAAAGCCGATGTTGGTTTATCTAACGTTACTAATGACGCACAGCTAAAGATCGCAAGTAATCTTGCAGACCTTAATAATATTGTCACTTCCCGTACTAATCTCGGTTTAGGTTCCCTTGCGGTGCAGAACTCTAACGCAGTCGCTATCACAGGCGGTCAGGCGACGTTATCGACCTTAACCCTTTCTACTGCATTACCCCTAACGAGTGGCGGTACTGGAGCGACCACGGCTGCGGCGGCAAGAACGAATCTTGGACTTGGTACGGCTGCGACGGTAAACGTTGGTACATCTGGCGGTACTGTACCTTTGCTCAACGCTACCAATACATGGGATGGGGGGCAGAACTTCAACGGATCTATTGCTATTGGAAGCAACTCAACCACTTCAAGGGGTATTGAGCTGGGTAGTAGTACTACGGCAGTACTGACATTCCTTGATATGCATAGTTCCGGTACTGGTAACGATTTTGATGTACGTCTGTTTGCATCGGGTGGCGAAACAGCAACAGGCAAAGGTACTTTGGGAATAGTAGCCAGTGCAGCAACGTTGAACGGACAGCAAATTTACTCAATTGACAGGACGCTATCAGAAGTTGGGCTTGGAATAGATCCTCGCCATGTTGCCGATATGAAGGATGCACCGAAAGGGTTCATTCGAACGACTACAGCAACTATTGATTCCCCTCCATCATTCGGCGGTGCTGGTTTTGTATCACAGTATGATGGTTCACCGTCTTATTCTGGAATGCTTGTTCAGCCTGATGGTAATCGTGTCTTTGCTGGAGGCGTACAACCATCACTGAACAGTGGTAAATGGCAGTGGCATGAAGTACCGACATTGGACAGGTCAAATACGTTCAATCAACCTCAAGTGATCAGCAATCAACTCACGGTATCGCGGGATGATTGGCCCGCAATCAACTTAGATGTTAGTGGTGGTGATGATGTGGTAGGTCGCCGGGTAAGAATTGAAAATAGCCAGGAAGCCGGTAAGGGACTTATTTTCTATTTCAGAGATAAGATTGGGTCAGTCACTGGACAGGGTTGGGCATATCTACCGCCAATTTCGGGCTATGGTTCTCCCATTGGCCTTGCTGGAGGACTTGCCCCTAATGGCACATCATACGATTCTTCCGGTTCGGATATGAATATAGGTGCTCAAGGATGGCGTGCCGTTGGTGGTTCATGGACTAACTCACCTTCGGGGAGTGCTGCTGCGAACGTATATGGGTCTTTGTTCACTCAGGCAACTCAAGGGTTAAACACTGGGAACTATAATGGCACAGGTACTACTAACCAGTGGTATCAGCAGCGATTCTATGACACCAGCAATCGCATATATACACGTGTTCAAACCAATGCTATGGCGTGGGGAACATGGGCACAGTTGACTACATCTGCTGTCTCTGATGAAAGGGCCAAAGATATTGGTGAACCATTAGATCTCAATATTGCACTTGATAATATTTCTCGGATGGACTTTGTTAACTTTACTTTTAAATCTGATGAAGACGAGACACCACGCCGTGGAGTAGTTTCACAACAGATTATGGATATAGATCCACAATACGTAAAAGAAGTTGGTGATCTGTACCATCTTGATGAAACACCAATGATGTTAGATGGTTTAGCCGCAATTAAAGCATTAAAACAGATGAATGATGATCTCAGTACTGAAATTGAAAACTTGAAAGTATTAGTACAATCACTAATCGATAATAAATAAATATAAAAGGGTGACAGGACGTTGCCCGATTAAACTTATATAAGGATATAAAAACTATGGCTATGGATATTTTTTCTGGTGCTAATATTACTGTAGAGGTAGGTTCTGCGGGTTCTACCGTTGCTACTGATTTTGCAGAAGTACCAGAGGTGAATACCTTCACTACTTCTGGTTTTGAAAGTACTGTAATTAGTGTTAAAACATTTAACTCAGCATATGACCGTAAACTATTGGGTACTAAATCTATCCCTGACATTTCACTTGCGGTTAACTATCTTGCAGATAACACAGTACACCAAAAATTAGAACAACTGGCAGATGATCAAAAGCGTTGCCAAATCAAACTAAGCTATTTTGAAGATGCTACTAAAGAGAACGGATTCTATGTGGTTTATACGTGCTTTGTCTCAAGTACTACTATCGGTGGTGACAAAGACGAAGTAGTAACTAAGACATTTACACTTGCTGTAGATGGGGCTGCTATCGATTCAGGTCTAATCACTACGGGTACTGGTGAGTAAAAAATAAATAAAGGGAAGGTATTGTACTTTCCCTTTTTTATTGGAGAAACAAATGAACTTAAACCAGCTTATGAAGAAACTACAGCCAGTACTACAACCCTACGAAGTAGCAGGTGAAACTATCTATATTCATCGTCCAAATGGCAGAGACTTTGCAAAATGTACTGATGTTGCACAAACACTAATCTTATGTGCGAAAGATGAAAATGGTGATCCTATCTTTTCAGATGAAGATATTGATGGACGCATTAATGTAAACAGTATTGATTTTGTCATTCAAAATGAAATATACGCGGCAATTATCAAACTCGTAAATGATTCAAATCCTACGGATGAAGTAGAAAAAAAGTAAGGGGTGATATCGAATTAAAGTACTTTTGTAAGATGGTTAACAAAAGAGGCTTATCACCAGAAGAGTACTTTAGCTTAGATCCTGAAGTACTCAATATGCTAATGATTTACGATGCTTTTATTGAACCATCCGGTACTCAGATTGAAATGATGAAACATGCGTACCAGTGTTATTACACTACTATCAGTAATGGGAACATAACACCAGAAGCAAGGAAAAGTATCAAAGTACAAGATTTTGATTTTCTGGATGTACTCGGTGACAGTACTAAAACTACTGCTGAAAAAGAACAGGAACGGAAAGAGAAATCAAAAGATAAACAATCTAGTGATATTAAATCAATAGGAGAGTTAATTAAGACTCAAGTTTTAGGGAAGAAAAAGAATGGCAAAGAATAATGTAATCCGTGTAGAAATTGACGGTGATTCCGGTGGCTTACAGCGGGCTTTACAGCAAGGTACTGAAGCAGTAGAAGAATTTGGTGGTAAGGCTGGCGGTGTAGTTGAAGAGTTCACAGGCCGCTTTAGTGGGATGGCTGGCGGATTCAGTACTGCTATGACTGGCCTTGCAGGTGCTGCGGCTATTGGTATTGGTGGACTTGCTGCACTGGTACAGTCTTCACGTGAGTATGTTCGCGAGATGAATGAAATCAGTAAAAGTACTGGTCTATCAGTAGTACAGCTACAACAGCTATCATCGGCGTTTAGTGGTCTTGGTCTTGAAATGGATAAGTTTGGAGACTTTAACAAGGATACTTTAGATAAACTCGGTGATGCCTTTCGTGCTGGCGGTGGCGTGTCTGATGATTTAAAAGAGTTTGGCCTGAATCTACAGGACTATAACAAGTACTTGAAACAAACTGATGGCGGTATGAAAGCCGTTATTCATACGTTTTATGCTATGCGTGATGCGGGTAAATCTCAGGGTGAAATTGTCAACGTAATGGAAACATTAGCAAGTGATTCATCTCATATGATTAGTACTTTACAGCAGTTCAATAATGAAGCAGATGCAACTGCATATATCCAGCAACAGAACGCCGATGTTACTAATGAAGCAGCCGAAAAGTACGCGGAATTTGATAAGAATCTAACTAAGCTAACCACTAATATTAAAGGTACTATCGCCGATGGCCTTTCACCTTTAGTTGATGCAATGAACAGTGTATATGATGCCGCCAATCAAAAGCCACATGAGGCGGGATTATTTGAGGATCTTAACCAACGTATAAAGGAATCCAAAGGTAGTCTACAGGATATGTTAGATATCTGGGAGAAGCTACGCATGGCGGGGGCGTTAAACTATCAAGGTGCAGCCCTTCATACTGGCTCGATGGATAACGGCAAGGGGAACCAGTACGCCGACGCTAAAAAGAATCTTGAAGGTCTGGTGAGCAACTTTCAGAATGATATTGCTACAGTGACAGCCCCTAAAGGTGGTTGGGTAGATCAGGGCAAACAGCGTGAAGATGCACAGAAGAAAGCCGATCAGTTACACAAGCAAGCAGAACAAGCTCAAAAGCAGGCAGATGCAAAACGGCTACAGGCTCAACGTAATTTAGAAACTGCTCTTGCTCAGGTTGGGGAAGATGGTTTTAAAGTACGCCTACAGCAGTTTGACAGACAGCAAAAGGCACTTTTAAAAACGATTACTGATTCAGCTAAAGTACTCGGTATTAATCCTGATGAAATGCTAAAGAATGCGAATACTTCCGGTGCTAAACAACGTACTGATCTAATTAATTCTATGGTCGGCTATTCAGATCCAAATCAAGGTCTTAAAGATACTAATTCTCTAATCAGTTCTGGATTGCTAAATGATCAGCAGAAAGGGTACTTATCACAACAGCAAAATCAGCGTATCAATGGTGGTAATCCATTTGCTTATGATGATACTGATCAACGCCTGAATGATAATCAGGACGCGATGAATGCTGAATTAGCACAGAATGATTTACTGTTGAAAGGTCATGAAGACTACGAAAAGCGTAAGGCTCAGATAACAGCAAAGTACAATGCTCAGGCCATTGATATCAGTAACCAGAATGCACAGCAACAACTCACAATCTTCTCAGATACTGCACAAAACCTTAGTGGGGCGATGGTGGCCGCATTTGGTGAATCGTCGGGTGCAGCCGAAGCGGCATTCATGGTTTCACGTGGGATCACGATAGCTCAGACAGTACTAAGCATTCAATCCGCACTTGCACAGGCACTTGCTACGCCGTGGCCTCAAAACCTTGCGAACTATGCACAGGTAGCCTCTCTTGGATTGAGCATTATCAGTACTGCAAAAGGTGCTGATGCGGGGCAGTTCCACGGCGGTGTCGATGAGCTACCTGCCGGGTACGATAACAAATCATTCGTACTGAAAGCCGGTGAGCGTGTCGTCCAGCCAGAAGCTAACAAGAAGCTGACTAAGTTTCTCGATACTCAGGACAAAGGCGGTAGTACTGCTGGTGACATCACCGTTAACGCTCCCTTAATCATTCAGGGTGACGTTGCAGGTGATGATAAGAAATTCAATGAAATGTTGAAGAAGCATGCTAACAGCGTTACACAAGCAGTAAGAAGCAGTCAGAGACGTAATACTTAAGAAAGCCCTACATGGGCTTTCTGTTTGCAAGATATTCGCATTTCTTTTTATAGATCAATTTACGGGTTCTGATTGACTTAATCTTTCTAAGTAACTGACTAAAACTTAAAACTGTACTGGCAGAAATCAAAAACGTATAAAAGAATAGATTTGCTAATTTCCCTCCGTCGAAAGTAGAAATGTCTCTAAATATAAACACGCCAATGAAGATAGGTAACAAAAAACCGCCTATTAACAAGACAACCAGGCCAATATTAAATATTTCACTTTTAGATGTTTTTTTGACCTTCTGCAATGATGGCAAGTAGCAGTCACGAAGTCCTTTGAAGTTATCTATATCCAGATCGAATTTTTCCAGAAATTTATAAAATTGTTCAATTTGAGTGAGATTCCTGGTTTTCAGATTTACTTTAAAGTTGAATTTAGCAACATCATGTTCAACCTTTTCTTTTAATGCTAATTCTTCATTGAAGAAATTTTTCTCACCAATGAATATCCCCCATATCTTATTAGCAATGATGGATGTACTTCCGCTTCTGTAGACTATATAAAGAGTTACTACTACCACAACTATAGGGAATGCAATAGCAGATAATATAGGCAATATGTGGTTTAAGAAGTCAATCATAATAAATACTCGAAACAAGGATTGTTGAGGTTACAATGGCATCTTTTTCAAATCAAATAAAAATAACAAACTTCCAGATTAAAAGTACTGAACCAGTCTATTCAAATCAGACATGGACGTGTAAGTATCCCGCATAATA